CAAGATCACTCTTGTATTCTGAGAACCATCAAATTTGCTCATGTCGATCACAGAAGCTTGATTGTTTTCAGAGAATAAAGCAGTTGAGAAAATCAAGTTGCTTGCTCTTGTACAAATCATGTCATTTGTTGGCATCCCTGGTGCATGAAAAACTTTCACTCCCTCGAAGAAGAGTTCTTGTTGTCCTCTGTACCATGTAGCTCCTTTGTCCTCATAACCAGCAGCACCTAATCCAGAAGCACCGAAGCCTCCTAAACTTGACACAAATGACTTAAAAATGTGAGTTGAAACATATAGATAAAGGTCATCTGCTCCATAGATAGTGTTTGGAATTGCTGAGATTACTTTGCCCATTTCAGTAGGTGCATTTGCAGCAGTCACAGTTGTTCCTGTCACATCAACTACATCAGAGTCAGCAGCAGCTAGAACAGTGATTCCATCTGTTTGACCTTCTGTAGCATTTGCTCCTTGCCAAAAGTTTGTTTCCATGTTTGCAGCTACTTTGTCAACTACATGCTGAAGGATGAAGTCTCCTAGATCCTTTGCAATTCCAGACTTGATGCCTTTCATTTGTAAAGACTCCCAAGTTGTGCGATAGTTTTTAGCACAAAGCTGTAAGTTCACCTGGAACTCTTCTGGCTGAAGAACCAATTCTGTGGTTTCTAGGGTTCCTGTCGGGCTGAAATCACAGCTGGCTGATTTGATTAAGTTAGCATCAGAAGCGAGTACCTGGATCACTTCTTTGCCTTGAATGTTGTCTCTGATGTCCACTGCTCCAGATGCTAAAGTTTTTCCAGAGAGCAAAGCTGCAGAGAGATAACCAGCAGCCTTCTTGCCACTGTAAGTGTTATCAGTAAATGTGTGTGTAGTTGCCATTAGTCTTGATTAAATTGATTTACTAGATTGTTTAAGTATTTTGCTCTTGTCACAGTCACATTCTCAAAAGTTGATTGTGCTTCTGTGCTGACACTTTCTGGATTGTGTGAAATCTCTTCCACAGCTTCAGCAGCAAGTTCAATGTCATTGATGTTTTCCTCAACCTCAGCAGGAGCTTCTTTTGCCTCAAGCATTGTTTTGATCTCAGTGATCATGCTTGACAAGTTTTCTACTTCCTCCTTTGTTGCATACACTACCTTGTGTGTTGTCTCTTCAGACTTCACTTTTTCAGCAGAGTCATCCTCAGAAGCTTCCACTTCTGATGCTTCTTCTTCAGCAGGCTCTTCACTACCAGCTTCTTTGATTTCTCCTATGATTCCTTCCTCTGTGACAGAGAGTGATTCCCCAGAGTCCAGGGTATATTCTCCAATAGGAAGAGGCACAGAGTCCTCAGAGTCACTGACAATAAAAACTTGCTGTCCAGATTCAAAGCTCTCAGCTTCGATCTGTGTCCCATTCTCTAGAGTCATTGTTGCAAGCTCTACCTTTTGCTCAGATAGCTCAATGCCCAAAGTCTCTTTGATTTGATTCAACATGTCTATTGCTTTCATTCAGTTAAATGTTTATAGTATTAAAACGGATGAGCAGCAGAAAATCGGTCATATTTTTTGACCTTTTTTAGATTGCACCTATTCCCTGGGCATGAGTCTCTCCTGTGCAGCACTTTTTGTCATAGGTTTGCTTGTCTTTACACAGACAGGCTCTGTCTCCACCTACTCTGTTGATTCTGCTGACTGTCTTTCTTGATTTCTTTCTCATTTATTGCTGTTTATGTGTTTGACAAGGCATAAACCAGGTCTGTCCATCTAGATCATGAGTGTGAAATCCTTCACATCCTAGATCTTTTGCTTTCTCTTCTGCTTTTGTTTGGGAACTGTAGGCAAGTCTGTCATCTATGATTGCCATTTCTGTGTCAATGATCATTGTTTTCAGCTCCTGGGACTCTAAAGGCACACAATTCGGAACTCTCCTTCCATTTTTCATCTTCATTCCTACCATTTCATAGCCTGCCTGGCATGGATTGTCATCATCTAGCATTTCAGAAAGCAGATCAAGCTCTCTTAGTTTAGATCCTGCCCATCTTAGACCAGCTTTGCCACCCCATAGTAGATAAGATATTGTCCCACATGCAGAAGAGTCACTCTCATCATAGTACTCTCCAGCTCTTGACAGATAGCTGTACATCCTCTGAACAGTTTCAATTGTGATATTGCCTCCCTCTGACAAGGTTTTACTCCTTATTTTTCCCACCTGGGTTGCACATTTGTTTCCATTTTTCTCATTGAGTTCTCTTCCTCTCTTTGCATTGTTTTTCACAGCATCTGGATAGTCAGAAAAAGACTCCATCTTGTACTTCTTTTTCTTCTTTTTCTTTTTGCCATAGCCTAGCATGTCTTTGACCTCTGACATCATGAACTCAGCCTCCTGGTTTTCCATTTCAGCAAGCTTCTCATCAATTGTTTTGTCTTTTGGTCTCTGAGTTGCCTTTTCTGACATAAAGGCTTCAATAGAAAAACCTTTCACTTTTTTAGTTTTGATGTAATTGTTCCAGATGTCATCATCATTGACTTTCATAGACACCATCCATGTCCCTTCTGGGAGATCCATGCCATAGTGAGCTGATTTGTCTTTGTCTTTGTTCTCTATGATCCAGGACTCAACAACAGTCATTCCTTCTAGCTTGTATTTATGCTCTAGAGTAGAGTTTGATTGATTGCCATTGACAAAAAACATCTGTGATGTTTTCTCTACTGTCTGTCTATTAAAAAAAATGTAATATTCCTCTCCATCATCTGACTTTCTGTAGATAGGTCTGTTTGGCACTAAAGCTGCACCCATCAAGATTCTTTTTTCTTTGTCAACTTGTTCAAATTTTACCTCCTGGCTTTTGAGTGCAATCCAATCCTCTTCAATTGCAGGGTTTTCTACTAAAGAAAGAGCAGAGACACCTATGTCATCATTCTCTTCATCTAAGATTAGTTCTACTATTTTCATGATTATCCTATTTTAGCTGTTTCAATTATATTTCTGTCCATAGCCTGTGCTGATGAGACATCTGATGAGGTCACAAAGGCTTTTATTGGTCTTTGGTTTTGTCCATTTAGTGCTTCAGCAATTTGATTCTGTGGTGATGATCCTACAATGTTAAATGATGGAGTCCTGGAAGCAGGAGCAGAAACTCCACCTCCTGCAGATCCTGCTGCTGATTTTGCTCCAGAGACTGCTTGCTTTATTGCCATGACTATTCCAGCAGCTTGCAAACCATAAGCGATCAACATTGGAATGTTTTGAGGAAATCCAACTTTTGCTGTCTGTGCTGTACCTTCTGCAACTGCAATCTGTGATCTGGCTGCAGCCTGTGCAGAAAATGTGATTGTCTTTTTAGCTTCCTCCATCATCTCCATTGCATTCATCACTTGCTTTGCAACTAGAGCAGCTCTCCCTGCATCTGTCTCAGCTCCAAAGAGTGCAATTGCCTGGTCTGCTGCTGCATGTTTAGCTGCTGAGATCATGTCTATTTGTCTCTGCTCTTCTGTTGCAATTCTAGCCTTTCTGTCCTCTAGTGCTTTGTCTGCAATCTCTTTGTCTTTTGCAGCCTTGTCCTCTCTTTCTTTTTTCTCTGCAGCAGCTTTGTCCTCTCTGGCTTTGTTGTCTGCAGCTTCTTTGTCTGCAATAGCTTTCTTTGCTGCAGCCTCTTCTGCTGTAAATGCAATAATTTGTCCTGTGACCTCTTTTTGCTTGACAAGTCTAGCAGTCTCTAATTGGATGAGTCTAGCCTTCAACTCTTCCTCCTCTATCATGTCCTCTTTTGTAGATTTGGACAAAGTGTTCTCCAGAGTCTTTGCTTCAGCTCTTAGCCTGGCAGCTTCTATCTCCTGTTTTGTGATGTTTTCCTCTACTGCTGCTGCTTGTTTTAGAAACTCTATTCTCTGCTGGACTGTGAAGTTTTCTTTGTCAACAGATTTCTCCAGGAGTGCAGCACGATCTCTGTCTGCTTCAGCTCTATCTACAATCAGATCTCTTTCAGCCTTGTCTGCTTTTGCTCTGAGGTCTGCAACCTTTTGTGCTGACTTAGCATCAGCAGCAATTTCTTTTCCTAGCTCTTTTGTAGCATCAATTGTTTTGTTTATGCCATCAACAAGAGCCTCTGTTGCAATAACTGCAGGATTGATTGCTCTGTTTATTTCAACAAATCCTGTGCCTGCATCATCTAAAGCTCCTCTGAAGTCTCCATCAAATAGCTTTTGAAAAGCTGATCCTAAAAGTCCAAGTCCTCCCAGGAGCTGATCAACCTTTTTGACTACAAAATCCTCTATTGATTTGCTGAAGTTTTTAAAAGCTTCTACAGGATTTGTAAAAGTCTCAATGATTGTCATCCCTAGATCTGAGAGTTTGTCTGTGAGGTTGCCTACCACAGAGCCTATCACGCCCATGATCTTGTTGAATTTGTTCTGACCTTCCTCAGAATCTCTAAAAGCTTGAGCAACTGCTCCTATTGCAAGTGCAATTGCACCTATTCCAGAGGTCAAAAGAACCCCTTTGAGTGTTCTGAATCCTTTAGTCACATTTTTGAGTGTCCCAATTAGTCCCTGGAAGCCAGAAACTGCTCCTCCTGTAACTGTGTCAAGCTGGTTTCCCATTTCTGAGACATCAGCTTTTGCTTCTTTTGACTTTTTTGATGTTTCTTTTAAACTATCATTGACAGCATCAACATTTTTGACAGCTCCTTTGCTGTCCACATTGAGCTTCATGTTTACTTCCTGGCTCATAGCTTGTATCTAATTAGTTTGAATCCTTCTTTTATTGACTCTGGCATTTTGTTCCTACCTAGTGCAATCTTCTCCAGGTCTCCTAGATCCCTGTGATCATGTTTCAATATCTCCAGCATGTCAATGATGTTTTTTATCATGTTTAGAATGTTGATGGACAATAGGTTGCATTGACAACAGTCCCTGTGAGTTTATTAATTGACACAACCCCTTTGACTCTGTTTGTGTCATCCAGGAGATAGAGCAAGTGATAGTCAAACTTTCTAAGACTAGCACCCCAATTGATGTCATACAGACTGACTCCAAATTCTACTGCTTGATTTGGCTGCATGATGTTTGTCTGATCACCATTAAATGAAGTATTGATGTCAATTCCATGCACTCTAGTGAATCTGATCTGATCTCCTGCCTCTGGATTGTTTCCTGTTCCATTGTGTGCAATCTGGAAGTCTGGAACATAGGTCACAGGGACAGTCACTCCACTAATCTCTGTTGTTCCTTTCAATGAGGTTCCTGTTGCAGCAATTCCTATTTGAATATTACAAGCTCCCTGGTTTACAATCAAATCTGATGACAATGGCAGTGCTGCTCCAAAAAAGTACATTGCTCCTTTGTAAGCTGGTAGTGTAGGACTGCAATCATAAACAGCAACAACCTCTGCTGTGCTGTACTCAATCACTATTTGTTTAATGACTCTATAATAGCTTTTTCCATCTTTTAGATAGTTGTCCAGGTTGTCTCCTAGTGAGATTGCAAAGTAGGTAGTTTGACCATACACTGATTGAAAGGAGTTTGTCCCTCCTGTATAGTTTGGAACTCCTGCAGTCTGTTTCCTGGAAACCCTATCACCCACCTCTGGATAGAGTCCTGTTCCATTGTGTAACCAATTCAATGGATTTTCTGTGTAGCTTCCACATGTCCCTTTGTGGAATTGTGTGTATGTGTTTGACTCTATTTGTGCCTTAGTTGGAATTGTATTGTATCCTGCATCAGTTCTGAGTCCTGCATTGTTTGCCCAGATAAATTTCTTTGCAGTTGATGTGTTTGTTCCTGCTCCTGTGTCTGTACTTACAGAGTGAACTGCTGTGATTGTGTTTTTGTCAGTGTCATAGTCTGGATTGACATTTGTCTTTGCATAGAACCTCGCAAACTTTATTTGTGGATGTGTCAATCCTGTGACTTTTGCCTCTTTAATCCTAGGTGAAGCTGTCAAGTCTAAAGGTGATCCAGCTCCAGCATAAACTGTGTCTGTGTTTACCATTATGAGCTGCACTCCTGCTGCTGCTTTTAGCGTGTCAATGTCATCAGTTGCTGTCAGTGTAGATTCTGCATCAGCAATGAGGAATCCATACTCATCAACATTTTCCTGGTCACATAGTTTCCCAGATTCTGTGATCTCGAATTTGAATGTTGTTTGACTTGTAGATCCTACAGCAGAAACAAATGTGAGTGTAGGTGATGTCACTGTACATGGCTCTATTGAAATTGAGCTAGGAGTGTTTTGCAAAATTGGAGCTGGTGTGTCATCTATTAGTGCTGGCTGTGTGAAACCATTGTTGTCACTCCCTGCATTGTCTGCTGTGAATTGTATGTTGTCAATAGTGATGTCTGTCATTGAGATGTCAATGGGAACTCCAAAGATTGTGATAGGTGAAGTAAGCGTGTCAACAACAGATGCAAACTTTGTAGATCTCAAAATGTTAATAAGCTCTAGCTCACTCTTTCCTGTGTCAAAGTTTGTTGTGATGCTGTTTATTCTGTAGATTTTGTCAAAGATTCTGAGGTCATCATTTAGTTGCAACTCTTCAGTGATGCTCATAGGTAGCTCTGCAGTGACTTTTGTGATCCTCTTTCTTTCATCAAACAAGTCTTTCACATAGTCCTCATAGTAGGTTTTGAAAAGCGTTCTCTCATTGCTCACCAGGGCATACTCATCAACCTCTGCATGAAAATTGATTGATTGTGACATTCCTGTTTCTACATAGTCAGAAAAAACAGAAGCAGAATTTGATGGCATGTAGGGAGAGTTGATTGTGACCTTTGTGCCTCCAAGATTCCTTGCACTTATTGATGAACCTATTGTCTGAATAGGATAGAATATCAGTGGCATCTCAGCACTCTTTTGCTCTTTGTCATCAACATGCCACCCCCATTGAACCTTAGTCAGATCTCCTGTGTTCAAATCATTGAGCCTCTCAAAGAGCATGTGTTCAAAAGGCAGCGTGATCTCATAGGTCTCACCCTCAAACTTGTCTTTTTTGCCATTAGTTAGAAAATAGCTGTCCTCATTGTAGTTTGTTTGTCCCCATGGTCTGTTGTTTATGCTGTTAAAATTAGCAGCAAGAAATGTCTTTGTGCTTTCATAGCCTAGATTGACTTGTCTGAAAGGTATTGGAGAGTCCACCTGGCTCTTTGTAGAGTCAACATAGGGAGTGAAGTCCCAGAGCTTTGTAGAGCTGGCATAGTATTCATCTAAAGTTTGAATAACTATCACATCATCATCATTGATGTAGGCAACAAGATTGAACATCTTGAAGAGTCCCTGGAGCAGATCAATGACTTTCATCTCTGGAAGGTTTGCAGGCACGCTGAAATTTGCATCTGTGACAGTTGTGATTGTTGATGTCAAGCTGCAGTCTCTTTTTCCTCCTCCTAGAGCATTATTTTGTCTTTGCACAAAAACCTCCAGGTCAAATGTTGTCACTGCTGATGTCTCTATAAACACAGAAAACTGTCCATTGTCAACTTCAATGTGGTCAATTGTTTGACCTAGAGCAGTTCCGTTTTTTGTGTCACCTTTTAAGCTGTCAAACCTTTTGAACTCCTCTCCATTTTTGTGAATGACTAGATTGTAGGTTGCTGTGTCATCTCCAGGATCAACTGTGAAGTCCAGATTGAACTGTATCCTTTTTTTTGTGTTGTTGATTGCAAAGTTGTTTGATCTTATGATCAGCTCATCTTGAGCATTGCCTACTAGATCATAGCTTTTGAACTGTTTTGATTTTTGCTGATCTTCAAACAGACCTCCACTCTTTGTGTGCATCCAGAGATAGAGATTGTTGAATGCAAAATTTGTGTTATTAAAAAAATCATCAGAAAACTCTAGGTCATAGTGCAACTGTATTGCTTTAATTATTGCATCAATTCTGATTGCTGGCTTTAGCTGTGAAAACAGAACTCCATTGTTGTCAGTTCCTGCTGATGGATAGACATTGTTGTTTTGGTTAGCAGAGGAGTCATAGATCAGTCTGTTTGTGTGTGTAATCAGTGGAAAAATCACAGCGTTCTCAATTTGGTCTGAGCCTATAATGCTGTCCAAGCCATCATTCATGTAGGCTGCAATGTTTGTGTCATTGTAAACAAAGTCAAAAGCACTAAGCTCAGTCAGTGCTGAGATCTTATCTTCTCCCAGGACATCATTGAGTCTGATTGTGTCTCCAAAGAATGTAAGCTTGTAGCTTTCTGGTTTATTGTTTTTAAGACTGACACCTTCAAATCTGACTTTCCCTTTTTTGAATGGCTTATAGTTTACATGTAGATCTGCAACCTTTTTGATCTTCGCATTGTAGCCATCAATGTAGTAGTTGTAGAAATGCTTGAAGATCTTGTTGTTGTTTTTACTAGCAGGGACTGTGAAGCTCCTGGAGTAATCAGTCAAGACTGCATCAATCCTTTTTACATCTGTGATGTTTTGTGTCAAAGTGATTGACTCATCTTTAAACATTTCAACCTCTTGTCCCTCAATGTAAAGCTGTAGCTGTAGCATCTATCTGATGTTGTTTATTTTGTCAAAGGCAAATTCAAACTCTAGTGTGTAATTGATCATCTTGTCATTGAGGTGTGTTTTGTGAGTCATGCTTTTTGTGAGTGGCAACAGAGGAAGAGTCTTTCCTTCAAATCTGATGTAAATGTTCTCACTAAGAAGCAGCTCCTCAATTGTTGAGTTCATGTTTTCCTTTATAAAGCCTGTATTGACTGTGAGCTTTGTTGTTGCATTCACATTTGTGATCTGTTTCTGTGCTGCTGCTGTGCTATAGAGAACAGTAGATCTGTTGACTGTGTTTGCTTTGTAGCTTTCAGAGACTACATCAAAGCTTTCTATTGACTTCTTAAACACAAAAAGATCCTGGAATGCTCCATATTGATTGACAAAGCTCAATTTGTAGCTTGTAAACTTTGGCTCACAGATGTTTGTCACTGTGATTGTTTTCAAAAGTGTAGTGTCATCAGTGTCATAGACTTTTATCTCACTACTGTCAGCAGGAATTGTGATGTACTGAATCTTTTGATTGCTGTTTCCAGAGTCTGTGATCTGTGTATCTGTGCTGTCAAT